CCCTAGATCTAGGATCAAGCTTGCTTCCAGAACTCCCGGTCAATGTACGGGATCGGATCGACGTACCCAACTGCATTGAAAGCTGCTAGACGTTCACAGCAAGTTGGGCACTTCCCACAAGCAACGGTGCCACCTTCGTAGCAACTCCAGGTAAGCTCGACGGGGGTATCGACTTTGTAGGCTTGACGTACGACATCCTTCTTCATCATCCACTGAAGGGGAGTAACGAGTCGAACCTTCATGTACGTCCCGACGTAGATCGCATTCGACATTGCACCATTGAATTCCGGTGTGCAATCTGGGTAGGCCCAATTCCGTGCATCCTCAGCGTGAGTGCCTATCCAGACTTCTTCAGCCTCCTCGATCAGTGCAATCGCAGAAGCCATTGAGATCAGAATGGCGTTTCGAAAGGGCACGTACGTCGGAGAGACCCCAAGATCAAGCTCCAGCTGTCTGTACGTCTTGTGAGGAGTCTCAAGAGTGGGATTGATCAACGTAGAGTCAGCCCCACGAAAGAGATGAGACGGCAGGTGAAGGATACGATGATGGATCTTCAGACGCTCTGCAATCTGTTTGGCAGATGAGAGCTCTCGTTGATGACGTTGTCCATAATCCACTGAAAGAGCGAGAACATTCGAAGCGCCGTGACGACGAACTGCCATTGCAGTGACAGTCGTGCTATCAAGACCACCAGATAAGAGAGTTACAGCTTTCATTCTACCTCGCCACTAAATGATAAACGACCCCACTGCTCATCTTCCCTCGATTTCTCTGCTTCAGCCGTGATACCAATCCCTCCCCGGGGGTTCTGATTGATCTTGACTGAGAGATATTTCGGGTTCAACGCTGAGAAGAGAGCATCACAGATTTCAGCTGCAAGAGCTTCACAGAATGCTCCTCGATTACGGAAGGTCATCAAGTAGAGCTTCAAGCTCTTAGATTCGAGACACTTCTCACCTGGCAGATAAGAGATCGTGATAGTTTGATAATCCGGCTGCCCAGTCACAGGGCATAGGGAAGTAAATTCGTTCGTCTTGAAGGTGACTTCAGTTGTGAGTTTCGGGGCGTCGAAAGTATCGAAGCCTTTGAACTCCGTACCTTTCTGGCCAAGCTGTTTGAATTCGGGAGGTTGACCTGGCATTTCAGTGACTCCTTGAAGTATAAGGTGAGAGTCGGGATTTCTCCCGACTCTCTAAGGGGGTGATTACAGCCCTAGCGAAGCTTGAGCTTCTTCGGCTGGAACTGCTGGGTCTGGGGTTGAGTTGGCTGCGCAGGGCGAGCAGTCGGAGCAGGCATTGCAGCTTGAGAATTGGAAGTATGCAGAGTTGGGCGTGGAGCAGGCACTGCACGATTGACTGGCTGGCGAGGAGCTTCCTCAATCTCATCATCCATGCTCAAGATTTCATCAACACGGGCCACTGGACGTCCACGATACATTTCATGGCGGATGACCATGATGCCAGAAAGCCCAACCAGGTTCGGCTCCAGCAGAGTGCCAGTCTCATCATCGATCTCGAGATCGACTGTCTGATCCCCATCTGGATCGATTGCACCGACGGCTTGAAGGGCAGGGACGAGAACCCAGAGGCTCTTCGGGCTCAAGCTCGTGCGAAAGAGGCGCTTGCGTCCAGCGAACTCACCTTCAGAAATTTCGAGCTCCCACTCGAGGTAAGGATACTCTTTATCTTCTGCCTGTTTTGCCAGGACAGAGTTGATGATGAAGGGATAATTCCCTTCGGGGATCAACCCCCCAGATTCCACATCAGCGGTGTTGAACGAGTACTTCATTCGGGGTCCTTTCGTACTAAATCCTGAGGCTACTCTTCCTGATAGTTGAGAGCATCCATCAGTAACGTAACCGTCGGGTCAATGATTTCATCAGGCACATCCTTGAGCATCTCTTTGGGCACACGAATCTTCGCCCGGATCTTGGGGTAGTTTTTCAGGATCAGTGCCCGAGCTGAACTTTTGTCTTCAAGCTCGACTTCAGCAATGTAGCCAACAACATCTACGATGCCTGGAAGTTCATCTGCAAGCTTGCCTGAAAGAGCAGGCTTGATAACAGATCCCACTCCCGGCTCTACATCTTGTTTGGCCAAGGCCGTAAGTAAGACGTGCAGCTCAAGATCACGGAAGTTGCGGATGAGACGTCGAAGCTGGATGGAAGCAATGCCGTAGTCGCCAATCTCGACGAGATCGGGATTCTTACGATTCGCTTCTTCCTGCTCAAGGATTTCGAATAGGCTGAAGATATGAGTCTCAGTGATGCTATCGATAGCAACAGCTTTGAAGCCATGCCCAGTGCCTTTCAACTCCTCAAGCACAGAGTGATACGTCTTCCAGTCCGTGATATCAGCTATTTCGACATCTCGACCGGCCAGGCTGGATTCACCTCCTTCGAAGTTCAGGATCAGAAGTGGAGATGTTCTGGGATCATCAGCAGCAGTGCCGATGAAAGTCGTTTTCCCAGCTCCGGGAAACCCGAAGAACAGGGACTTGAGATACCTATGGAACGATGGTCTGTGGGTTTTGGTTCTACTCAGTGGCATAAGTTTACTCCTTTCTTATCTAATTATATATGAATTCTCGATAGAAATCAAGGGGTCAATACAGACTTTTCGTTGTAAAGTTCTGCTTCAGAATAGCTTCAAAGTCACCTCCATCATTAGCAGACTTGCAAGCTGTTCTGAATGGACAGCTCTTGCACTGGAAAGGGTTGGGATTTGGGAATGCCCAGACATCGGGAGCTTGGAGTGCCCTCAGAATATCGAACACTTTCGCCATCAAGCGTGTCTCAAACGAGAGAAGCTCTTCAAAGTTTCTCATCGTCGAAAATTGCTGGAAGTAAGTCGACCAGCCAGAAGCCTTCAAGGTCATTAGAATATCTTGATAAGGCTCTTGATCAAGCCCAGACTCCTCGAGAGCTTTCATATACATCGCATAAGTCGTCGCTTGAGACTTCGCTTTTGAAAAGCCCCCTCGAGTAAGCATTGCTGGTGGCTCTGGCACTGCCTTGAAGAGCACATTGTGAAGGATACCATACGGCATCTCATCAGTCAACACTGTCTGAAGATACGCGTAGGCTGTCAGCTGATCATCGATATCTAGAGCTTGTGCATCAGGCTCCCGAGAATAGGTCTTGTGATCGACCAGCCATAGATGACCACGACCATCACGAAGAACGAGGTCAGACTTCATCACAATCGTCACACCAGGCAGAATTTCGTGCTCAAGCTTCGTTTCAACAGAGACAATCTCGCCTTGGAGAAGCTCTGGCTTTTCTACTTCATCATACTCGAAGAAGTTAGCTAGCATCTTCCGAGCTAGATTGACTGCATTCTCGAATGGATCACGGGAGATCGTCCAATAGGATCCCAAATGCTCTGCGATTGATCTGACAGATCTTGTCTGCCAAACCTCGAAAGCTTCAAGACCCTTCTCAGCAGAACGATTGTTTCTGTAGTAGCCTTCGAGTCCAGCATGGACACCCGAGCCTAGGAAAAGTGGAATCTCTGGAAGCTTCGGACCCCCATACTTCCTGTACCAGTACCAAGATCTCGGACAAGCATGAAAACTCTGGAGATCCGATACTGAAATTCTAACTGATCTCTTCATTTCTTTCTCTCCTTAGACGATCATAATAGAACATCGCGATGTGCAATGCATCCTTCTCGTGTTGATTCTTAGGCACAGAAGATTCTAGTCGAGCTATCGACGACGTCTTCCAGGTACCTGGCAGGAAGATCTCAGCCTTGGGAAAATCAACCCACAGCCGTGAAACAACTGTGAGCAAGGTCTGATTCATCTTGCTGGGAGTAGGGATAGGGACGAACTCGATGGCTGTAGAGTAGTGGGGAGTCGACTCTGATAGAATCTTCAAATATTCTTGGGTCGTCACCTCTGCAACCGATAGAGTGAAAGTGAGTTCAGTTGTCCCATCATAGATTGCCATTCCAGTTGAAATACCGGGATCGAATGCAACTACTGTGATCACGACTGACTCCTTCCCAGACTCGTCAATAGAATTGACAAGTCTTCATTCGAGATGCGATTGAGATCAATCGACTTGCCTGCTAGATTATCGGCTACGAGCTCATCGACTGTCCCCTCAGCTACGAGAGAAATCACACGAACTGAGTGATCGAGACCCAACCTTCGAAAACGATACATCGTCTGGACGTAAGCTTCCATGTCGAAAGTCTTGTCGAGATAGATCATCGTATTTATGTTCGTCATTGTCAAGCCAAACTTGCCAACACCCGGGCTCATGATAAGAATCGGGAAGTCACCTTCTTTGAACCTCTCAACAGCACCTGCTGGATCGTGATGCCCTCCCAGAACAAGCTCGTTCTGAAACCCAAGCTTAGAAAGTCTCTGGGATAGCTGTGCAGCCCCTTGACGCCAGTAGGCCCAGATAAGAAGGGGGAACTGAACTGACTTCTCGGAGAGCATCTCCACGATAGCATCGTGCTTTGAAGATTCTAGCCCGAGGTCAACATTAGATAGACTCGAAGAGATTTCAAGGAGTCGAACTATCTGGGACATACGATTCTTGGCCTCAACTTTGTGACTATCGAGCTCAGCTATGAAGAGCTCCTGCATCGATGAGTAGGCCTCGGATTGCTCCCTACCTAACGGGATTTTCAGTACTTCGATCCTTGCCTCTGGGAGATCAAGCACCTCCGATGAATTCTCGACGATCATGATATCCGAAAAGGTTTCCCTGAAGTCCAGATCTCGGGACCCTACCACTACTGGGCCCCAGAGGGAAGAGTCTATATAGCAGTACTGCTCAGCGAATCTCCAGTAGCTTTTGAAAGCTTGAGGGAAGATGAGTCTGAATTGATTCCAGAGATCATCTACGTACTTACGGATTGGAGTTCCCGAGAGCAACCAAAGACGTTTGGTAGATTGGGTGAGCTTCTCGACAGACTTGCTTGTCTTCGTACCAGCACGAATCAATCGTGACGACTCATCGCAGATAATGATATCCCAAGGGATGTCTTCGTATGTTCTACGCTGAGTCGTGTTCCAAAGAGTTTCGTACGTCGTGACTGACCAGCCTGATCGAGCAGACTTAGCATACAGATCCCAGAGCTTGATACCAAGCCACTTCTGGGCTTGATCAATCCAAGTGCTTGTAAGAGTTCTGGGAGTGATGATAAGTACTCTCTGAGCTTCAAGCATCTGTGCCGCAACCAGGGCTGTGACTGTCTTCCCGAGCCCAGGAGAGAAGTTGAGGAGCATGCCTGGGAGTTCAGAGGAGATCAAACGATCAATTCCTCGAACTTGATAATCAGTCAAGAAGGGATTCAGATTTCGAATGATATCTTCTCGTACGGGTCTTGGAGAAGCTGCTTCAAGTTCTGCTATTTCAGGGAAGAGCTTTTCAAGATGAAGACGATTAGCTTTTATGTTAGCTATAGACCAACATCGGGAAGACTTCAACCATCGTGCTCCCAGGTCCTGAAGATCCCGTTGATATCTAGGAGCCTCCCCGAATTCGGGTCTGAGCAGGATAGTTCGTCTGTCGTGGGAGAAAGTGACGTCCATTGGATGCTCTTTCAGGTAGCTGAGCTCCCGATCTTTTGGGAGCCCAGCTACCGTCAAAAGGAGAGTACTGGCGGGCCCGTAAGCTCTACCGAGAAACCGGCCCTGTTAGCAGAAGCCGACCAGTTGGATTATTCTATCTCCTGCAGAATAGCCGAGAAGGCGGTCTCCTTGGCTTCTGCGCGATAACCGAAGAGTGAATCACGTTGACGAGCTACCGAATTCTTTCGGTCGGATCCACGATAGTCTTCTAGCTCAACGATCGCATTGTAGAGAGCCCAGAAGGTCCCACTGACCCCCGGAGTATTGAGACCGGTTCCGAGGCCATTGAAGAGATCGAGTGTCAGATCCCGACTCTTACGTTGATATTCGAGATTGTACTCATATGAGGCTTCCCGAGTCTTCATCACATCCTCGGGAGCATTCCGGACGGGAGGTTTCGGATCCGGGTACGTCCGACGGAGCACCGTAGCCAACTGTTCCTCAGTTGGGCTCTTCTGAGCCATCCTCTGGAAGAACCCATCGATCAGCTTCGAGTTCTCAACTGCCCGATCGTACACGTCCGACATCCAGGCTTCTAACTGTTCGGCAGCGCCCTGTGTGTGACGGATACGATATGACTGGACTGAGTGGCTCCGAGCAATCATCAACGTGTTCTGACAGACGACTCTGAGATCAACGTTTCGAACGTAGAGTGCTCGATTGCCCATCATCGGAGCATCAATGAGAAGGTAGTGCTCAACTTCATCCCCAGCGATCACGCTCGGCTTCGGCATCTTCGTCGTAAGAAAGATCGTTTCGCCACGACCGAGAGCACCCAT